CCCTGGCGAGGCGTTCTTCGTGGTGTGCGACGAGACCGTCAACACCCCGGCAGTAATCGACTCTGGTGAGGTGCGCGTACAGGTCGGTGTTGCGCTCCAGTATCCAGGCGAGTTCGTAGTCATCACAATCAGCCAGTTGGCTGGCGGAATTAGCGAATAGGAGTACCCATCATGGCTGTAACTGTTACACGCACTGACCCTCTTCGGAACTTTAAGTTCACCGTGGAGATCATTCCCAAGGCTGGGGGCAACACCGACGATGATCTGTTCGGTCTTGGCAACTCCAGTGCACTCACAATCGGCTTTGCAGCGGTGTCTGGGGTCAGCGTGACCAACCAAGTCATCCCGTACCGCGAGGGTGGCATGAACACGCACACGCACAAGATGGTTGGCATGAGCGACTTCGCTCCTGTCACCTTCAGTCGTGGTGTGTTCGCTGGTCAGGGACAACTGTGGCGTTGGCAGCAGTTCATGCACCAGTGGAACCAGGGCAACCCTGACATTGGTTCAGTGGGGTCTGACACCGACTATCGGTGCGACATCCTTGTGTACGTGCACGATCACCCTGTCACCACTAACGCTGCTACGTACAACAACGACGCTTCGATGCCTTACTCATCAGGTGTGTTCCCTGGCGCAAAGAAGTTGGCGTACCGTCTGTACAACTGCTGGCCTGGTGGCTACGCCCTTGGCGACCTCGGGGCTGGAGAAAGCAGCATCCTCGTACAGCAACTCACTGTTCACCACGAGGGTTACACCCTTGCATGGGAAACAAGCGAGATCAACGCCCTCGCTACCGTACTGAACGCGTAATCAACAACTAATAGGAGCAGAATAAGATGAACCCATCTGATCTTGATGCGGTAAACAAAGTCATTGACGAGGCGTCGAAAGAGCCAGTTCCCCGTATTTCAGGTAGTCCAAACTGCGACGCTACGTTGCTGATGGGGCTACAGGACAAGAACGGGGACTGGCACGTCAACGCTGTAGTCAGAGAGATGACAGGTGAAGACGAAGAGCACCTGTCTCATCTTGAGACACGAGACAACCTGTCGTACGCCGACTACATGACTGAACTCCTCTCTAGGACAGTTGTGTCAATTGGCCCAGCAGAGAGTTGGTCACCAACACTGATCGACTCACTTGTTACCGCTGATCGCGACATCCTCTTCATCGCCACTATTCGTGCCACGTACGGAGATCAGCGGGAGTTTCGACTGAAGTGCTCCCAGTGTGGAGGAAGTAACGACGTAAATGTCGATCTGGTTGATGGGTTCCCGGTCCTCGGCACTACCGAGCAAATCCGCTCAAAGCGGGAAGTAACCCTTCGGTCAGGCGCAACTGTGACGGTGTCACACCCGACAGGAGCAGACAGCCGTTACGTCGCTAAGCACGCCAAGACGACTGCCGAGCAGAACACGACGCTCATCGCACGCTGCTGCGATGTGAGTACACAAGTACCAAACAAGGTGGAGTGGGCCAAGAAACTTGGCATCGCAGACCGTAACGCCATCATCAAGGTTCTCTTTGGTGACAAGTTCGGTCCTCAGATTGAGGAGGTGAACGCCCCGTGCGGACATTGCGACGAAAACATTTCGTTCACTGTCGACTGGGTGTCCCTTCTATTTGGCTGATCCTGTGTCTAACTACTGGGAATACGAACTGATCGCCTCCGTATACAACGGTTTCAACTTCAAAGAACTTCAAGGCATGACCGTGCGCCAGCGTCGCTACTGGTATGAAATGGCGAAATGGCGCAGTAACGTCGGAGGCTAGTACGTGGAAAACGAAGACCAATCATCGTCTAATGCCCTCGGGATGCACTTTAAGTCCCTCAAGGCAGCATTTAAGGTCGATTCGTCTGCCGTAACGTCTCTGAACAAAGACTTCAAGACTCTGCACGAGACGCTTGTTGGTGTACGTAAGGAACTTGAAACTATCTCCAAGTTGTCCGTTAGTGCCAAAGGCGCTATTCAAGGACAAGGAGCGCAAGACTCAAGCAACCCACACTCCAAGATGGCCGCTATGGCGGCTAAGGCGGCTGGTCAGGGTGCTCCTACTCCAGCAGTAGGTGGCGGTGCTGGTGGAGGAATCGCCTCAGCGATTTCCGCTGCCGGTGGTGGAGGCGGTGGTGGTGGAGCAGCCGTCGCTGCGAACATCATTGGAAGCCTAGCGTCGGCCATCGGCAAGGCCGTGGATAGTCGTATCCAGTCTGGGTATCAGTACTCACTGTCTGCCGACAAGATGAACATGCTCTACCAGCAGACGACTGGTATGAGTCAGTTGGACGTTCAGTCGACGTACCGTCAGCCACTGACCGACTACCGCCTTGGTGTGGGCGGAATCAACGAGGTGCTTGCTCTCCAGGCAAGTACTGGATTATCGCAGCAGGCATCGTCATTTGACGCCCTACGAACCATGTCTGGGTTCGGGTACTCCACTGCCGACACCGCTGCAATGGCTAAGGCAATGGCATCTCCCACTGCCGTGAACCGCATGTTCTTCACCACTGGCATGTCGATGTACGGCATCGGTGGCAAAGAGAACGACATGATGTCGGTAATTCAGAACCTCGTGCAGGCAACTGGCATGACCAACGAGACGGTACTGAAGGGCGCAAAGCAGCAAGGCTCTGTTACCCGTCAACGGCTGGCGTTCTCAGGTCTCCCTGAAGACATGCAGGACGTGGTGATCCAGTACGCAGAAGCCAACCTTGCGTACAAGGAGAAGGGCGGCACGGGGATGTACAACCCCGGTGACCGATCACAGCAGAAGTTGATGGGCATCAGTGAGAACTTCGCACTTCAGCAAGAAGAAACACAGCGAACACAGGCTGAGCGCGAGGAAAACTTCTACCGCCGTCAGGCAGACAACTTCGCTGATCTGGAGAAGAAGACTCAGTCACTGACTCGTATGTTTGGAGCGCTTGAAGAGAGGCTCAGCGGTCTTCTTGGTGAGCAGATCAGCAACAAGCCGTACATGGACATGGCTAAGCCTGCTATGGGGGCTGCTGGTACTGGACTACTGGCTGCCGGTGCTGCCCTCACCTTCGGTACAGGTGGGGCTGGCGCTATTGCTGGTATCCCTATGATGATCGGCGGCGGGATTCTCTCGTTCCTGGCTGGTGACCCAGAAGAGAAGCCCAGCAACGCTGCTGCAAATGCCACACCAAACATCTCTGTTCCTACATACGGTAAGCCCACGACTATCTCTGGCCTTGCCAGCATGTCATCGTTCAAGAGCCTCCACCCGACGTTCAAGAACCGCCTGCTCTCCCTCATCCAGGCATCAGGTGGACGTGTTGGGTTCGGGCAGGGCAAGCGCGCCTCCTCTGATCAGCGTGCTCTGTTCCTGTCCCGCTACACCCCGACCAGCGAAGACACGGGCATTGTCTTTGAGGGGAAGAACTGGAAGAAGAATCCAGGGGTTGCACCCGCTGCACCTCCTGGTAGGTCGATGCACGAAGTCGGTCTTGCTGCTGACCTAGTTGGCGACATGGGTTGGTTGGAGCAGAACGCCTCTCGCTTCGGGCTGAAGACGTTCGGTGATGTTAACAACGAGCCGTGGCACGTTCAGCCATCGGAACTTCCAAACTCACGTCGTGAATACGAGCAAATGGGGGCAGCGTGGGGGTCTGACGGAAAGTACAACGAGGACGCATCGTTCTCCAGCGAACCTGTCGGTGGCACTACGCACAAGTCTAGTGAGCACGGGGTTGGCGACACGTCCATCGGTGGCGTCTCTCTCCGTACGTACGACGGCGTTTCAATCGACCAGAAGATCGCCCAATTCCAGGCTGACTCTTTCGTTAGTTTCATGACTAAGTCTGGACAGGCCAGGGAGATCCGCTCAGGTGGTTCGGTCGCCTCAGCAAACAGCGTCCCCATCGTTCCCTCATCTGGATCGATGTCTGGTGACGACATCGTTCGTCTCATGATGACTAAGGGCGGATGGTCTGGCCAAGACCTCGTCAAAGCAGTTGGTATTTCGCACCGTGAAAGCCGCTGGAACCCTAAAGTACTTAATCCTAACAAGGGCACAGGGGACACGTCGTACGGGCTGTTCCAGATCAACATGCTTGGCAGTCTTGGGCCATCTCGTCGTAAGTGGTTCGGAATCCCTAATGACGAATCGCTATACGACCCGTCAGTAAACGTTAGCGCTGCTCGCAAGATGTTCGACTCTAGGGCAAAGACCAACGGAAATGGCTGGTACGACTGGGGGCCGTATAAGGGCAAGCCAGAGACGTTCAACGTAGACATGGGTGCTGCTGCTGCCACTGTGGAGAGTTACAAGCGTCGTAACTCTGGTGACCCTGTTGAGATGAGTGGACGTTCCGGCAGAGGTGGGTCGTACACGTCTATTCAAGGAGGTAGTACCATCAACATCGCCCCAACAATCAACCTTATTGGCGGTTCGTCCGCACGAGGTGACGCAGAGGCAATCGCTGACGAGTTGACTCGTCTACTCAAAGACAGTGACCTATTGGCCTCAGTAAGGGGTAGTTAATGTCGTACCGTGACAGCCAGTTCTACAAGTTCCCTGTAGGGGAGCGAAACAGCGCCACGGACAACCCTCCCTTCGCCTATCCAGGTGGGACTGCTCAGACATTCACAAAGT